AGGATCATTCTTAGTAAACTCATAAGCTAAACATAGAGCTTCTTTGGTAATAGTTGCAGACAATGACTGAATAGGATAATTCTGACACTTTCTTCGGATCTCATCAGATCTCATAAAAGTTTCTATATAGAATTTCCTATTAGTTATATCATCCATTAATATATACCTATCTTGCAAAGCTTTGTAGTATATACTATCAAAATAAGGAGCTAATTTGTCATACGCTTTGTAGAATAAATCAATATAACTATCAGCCTCTTCTAGAGATACTCCTAAATTCTCAGAAAGAGCATAAGAAGTAGATCCATAAGCTACTGCAAAGTTAACCATTTTACCTATAGGCCTATGTTTATCTCTGTCATAATCTTCTTTAAATATCTTCTTAGCAGTTTCTGCATGAGCATCCTCTGATAGAAGAGTACTAATTAAGTTCTGATCATTAGCTCTATCAGCTAATACACACAACTCTTGTTTAGAATAATCACATACAAGATATCTTGAACTTCCTAATTTCTTAGTATTCCAAGATTTTCTTAATGGACCTACTGTAATATTCTGTAAATTAGGGTTACTACAAGACATCCTACCAGTATTTACTAACTGATTAAAGTTAGGATGATATCTACCAGTAATAGGATTCTTGTACTTCTCTATAAAATTCTGACCATAAGTGCTAACTGATTTAGCTATCCCTTTATATTGTAAATATAAATCTACAAAAGGATGATCAGAATACTTTTTGATATTCTTCTCTGCTATAGATAATCCAGTTTTATGGTCTTTTGATTTTATGTCAAAGCCATATGATTGAAACACTGGTATCACTTGCTTAGAAGAATCCCAATTAATGAGACATTCTCTTTCTATAATATCAAAGAATTGATATTTACCATCCTTCCAAAGAAAAGAATTTAATTCTGCACGAATAGAATTCATTTTCTCTAAATTAGAATTGTAAACATCCATCCAATCTTCCTCATTAAGTATCATACCGTTAAGCTCCATTTCTGCAATAGCTTTAACAGTATTCATCTCTAACTCAAATAACTTCTGCATCCCTTTACCTTCACATCTTTTTAACTGTGAAAGATAAAGTCTGTTAAGATGTTTGATATCTTCTAATGCATAAGTTATTTGTTCTTCATCCATAATAACAGTATCTATGAAACTCTCTCTAATTGACTTATTCATCTTTATATCGAATAGTCTTTCTAAGACATCCCCCAAAGAATAAGTAAGCCTCTTAGAAGAATTAGTTAATAGCTTTTCTGCTATCATAGTATCATAGACATTTTCTAATCTAATTCCTGTAGCTACATACAGTAATTTATAATCATATTTAATATTATGTCCGATACATAATTTATTAGATAACGCTTCCATGATTTCTACAGAAGGTTTTCCAAATATTATGTGCTGCTCATCTTCATTACCTATCTGTAAAGAGATGATTTCAGACAAATAAGGATCTAATCCTTCATTAGGATGGAAGTGCCCAAGATATTTACCTCTTGCTTCCGTATCCAGGCAGATATAATCTTGCTCATTGATCCACTTTACTAAGTTCATTTACTTTAATTTTAGAAGATTTCTTATCTCCTTGTTTCTTAATCTTAGAAGGTACAATTTTTATTATATATTTACCCCCCTTTTCTTGGTAAAATCCTTTATATTTCATAATTATTTTTTAAACAAAAAAGGGAGCAATACAGCTCCCTCTTGTAAGAATACAATGTTGCGGTTACCATGTTACTTGATTAGGGTCGCAATAATCTTCAAATGTATTAGTATAACTTCTTAAATTAAGATAGTTATTTATACTATACTCAAACTCAAATACCTTAGTATTCTTAGAGCAGTAGTTTTCTACAACTATATACATATTAGGATCATTGCTACTGAAACTGTACTGTACAATTTCTCCGCAATTACAAGGTTTATTAGGACCTATAATAGAATCATTACTACAAGAAGTAGTAAAAACTAATAAACCTAAAATAGTTAACAGTTTTCTCATTATTAATTATTTATTTGTTCTATTTTGCTGTCGTCGATAATCTCATGAATCATATAAGATTCAGCTATTTCCATAGCTTTCTCTAATGCTTCATCTTTATCGGCAGCTTCTATACTAGTTAATTTAATACTTCCTGTTAATGTTACATTAAATTTCATAAATTTTATCTTTTACAAAAGGTAGTATTCTGTATAGTGTATACATGTCTACCTTTCATGGAGTTAATAAAATCTTTATCCGTAGCCGCTGTAGTATAATAATACAATACATCGGTAGGATAGTATAATCCATTTTCATATAAGAGCAAAGCATTCTTTGCTGCATTAATATAATAATTTTCTGGAGCTTTGTTGAAATTCTCAGTCTCAACGCCGTCAAATTGTACTTTACGGGTTCCAGCTCCTTCAAATATAACACCCTCGAGAGTATTAGGATGTCTTTTGTCATAAATGCGATTTAATACTACTGTGGCCACGGAGTCAGCCATTTCGTTTGCATAAGCTTCTGATTTGAGAAGTCTAGCTAATAAGAAAACATCTTCATAAGAAGGCTGCTTCATTAGACTCTCAACATCATAATTATAATTTTGTTCTGCTACCTTTACCTCTTGAGGAGTGATAGGAACTAAATATAATGCCACTGCTATTAGAGCGGCTGATACAAATGATTTCATATTCTAAAGTTTAGTTATAAAATGCGGGCTTTCCTTGCCCATAACCTCTCTTTCTTCATAAGATGAGGATTTTTATGCCTAAGAAATTCATAAGGTACTACTTTCGTAAAAGGTGCATCAAATAAATTCCTACCAGCCTGGTTATAGGTATATTTTAAACCGTCCTTAGTGTAGGATACGTTTAAAATCTCCTTTGTTTTCTGGTTTCGTAACGCTACTAGTTGCATATACTCTAATTGTTTTATTGTTATTTAATAAGATTTCTCTGGATCTGATTACATCTACTGTTCTATCTTCTATATTTACTAGATAGATATAAACATCTAAAGGTAAACTATTCCAGAATCTGATAATATCTGTGCTTAGTTGGACCCATCTCTTTCCAGGTACAGCAGTACCTTTTAATTGAGCTAAGCACATTCTAGGTATAACTTGACCATCTCTATATTCAGTTAAGAAATAGTCAATACCGAAATAATCCTGATTAAGTTCGTTGATAATAAAGTTACTACTAACAGCTTCACTGAATAGAATTTTAGAATAAGCTTCTATCTGTGCAGCGTTTACGAACTTAGGATTAACCTGGACATTTTTCATAAGTCCTTCTTTTTAAGAATTTATTTGAGTCGTCATAATAAACTTCTCCATCCTCATCCTCCCATGTATTATAGGATTTAAGGTAACTAGGATCATTAGTCATAACAATCGCATCTCTTAATATAAGGACCTTTCCAGGCTTTATTCTAATATAACCATTGTTAATGCTATAAAAGCCATTATCCATTTTGGTTATATTTTTAATTTTTAACATATTATACTCAGTGTCACTAATAGAAACACTGTTAGTCCCTGTAGTATAATTGTACTGATTAGGGTCTACGTATAATATGTGATCTTTGTTACTAATTGTGCTAGGAATTTTATATCCAGTAAACTCAGGATAATACACTCCTGCACAGTCATTAATATCTGTCATATATGTAACTGGCCCTTTACTTTTAATAAAAAAAAGAGAAGTTAATAATAATATTACAGATATATAAACTATGTCTTTCATTTTATTCATTTAAATAGTTTTTAATTCTCCTAACCCATATTTGTTTGGAAAAGTTCTTCCAGTCTTCTCCGACTATGGTAATAAACTCAGAAGTAGTAAGAGCAAATCTTTCTTTTACTTCTCTTCTGTCTCTAAATTTCTGTTCATTCTTATTATATATTTCAAAAGCAGAAGGAACATGTAATATATTTAATGGCATAATAATGGTTTAATAATCCCTGAATTTACAGGGGTAAAAAAATAGGGAGCATTAGGGGTATAAAATAGTAAATAATACTAAATTAATGATTCCTAATGCTCCCTTGGAGACATGGTAATAGGGGTAAAAAAATAAGGGGTAACTAGATAGTTATTATAGAATGCTGGACTGTCTTTAGTCCCTACCTGATTCTAAATAATATACTCTCTAATTACCCCTTGGGTATTATTAAGATTTAAAAGCCGCTACAGCAGCTTTTAATTGTTTAGACTGTCTGTTAGACAATCCTGAGAAACGATCAGCCCCATTAAAATGGGATTTGATGCTTTTCTCGATTTGATACGGCAACTTTAAGTTACCAAGAAACTCCTGCATAGAGGACACTGCCTCTTTAGCAGATCCAAAATCCTTCACTGCAGGAAAGATTTTAAGACTTTTCTCTCCAGTGAGACTGGAGAAGTAAAAAAGTTTCACATGATTCTTGTCCTCCTGATGGAAGGCAAAGTCAGTAAAGACTGATCCCGGTTCTAAGGCCAGGATGTCTACTTCCTGCTTACGAATCCCTCTATCGAAGAACTCGAATGCTTCAAAAGAAGCCACAGACAAAGGTAATACCTTACTATCATAGAAACGCTTGTAGCTAGCAAAGCTAGCTATGTTTCTACGCATGATCTCGGAATCACCAGTGACCCCTAAAGGGCCGTTGGAATCCTCCGTTAAAACAACCCGTCTACCCTTTAGGGTTTTCGGGATGAAATTTAGTGCCAATCCCTCATGGCTTACGCCGAGGGATTTTAATCTTTTCCCACTCTTCTTTTTAGTGGCTGTGGTAGCCACTTTTGATAAATCAATTACTCTTTTAGGTCCTTTGTTTGACTCTAAAATTTCTGCAGTCAACTCTACTGCAGTTGGGTTTGGACTTAAATTTTTATTCATGTCTTACATACCCACCACTACCCGGAGGATTTCCCGGAGGTTTAGTTTAAAAAAATTAGCACCGTATCAAATGACTTAGGTCTAGCTGGCAACTCCTCATGCTTTTCTTCCTCTCGAATACCGTTTCAAGGTAGCATGCCATACTTTTCAGTATGGTTCTAATTTATTAATCGCTAGTAGGTTTCAGCGATGTGAATTATGTTCTAGTTAATTCAACACTAACTTCTTCCGAATAGCTAATATTGGCATGCAGAAGAAGAAATTTTCGCCTCCATACCCTAGGAATCCTAGAGATAAAGACCGTTTGATATATGGTTTTACTCATGAAGGACTCTAGTCCCTTCATGTGTAAGTTTCTTTTTACTGATATATATGGCATCTCTGCCGGTACATCGGTAAAAAGAACTTCAGTACGTGGCTCTATTTTTTTCAGGTCAGCCACTAACCTGTTTTTGTAGCAAGATTTGCATCCTGCTACAGTAATTTCAAACTTTCGCATTTCTTTTTTAGATTGCCCATAAAACTTATAGAATAAATCCTACAGGTTTTATGGGAATTAATAAATTAATCAAAGAATTTACCAACCGTAATGTTCGTAAATTTACTCTGGACTCCCTCCGACTGGAGTTCGTCTTTATCGGCCACTGCCTTCTTGCGAAGATGGTGACCTTTTCCAGCGGTGCAGTACGAGCATCTGCATCCGATTTTATCTTCTTTTCTCCAGCGCTGCCCGTATTTGCGCTGGTTTGCTCCTTTAGAGTCAAAGGCTGTTACCCCTTTGACTCTTCTTATTGTTTTTCCCATTGTTCTATTTTTCGGAATACTTCACGAAGTGTGAAGGCGACTCCGTTGAAAAATACTTCATCATCCTCTTCAGAGGAGATGGTAATCTTATAGGACTCTTTGTAAGAGCCCTTTGACTTCTCCACTTTGTAGACGATGCCATCTCTGATAGCAATCATCCTTGCGGGTGTGTGGAACACCCATTTTAAAGCCGGCATAGTCAGCCTTTTAAATATAAAACCTGTAAAACATAATTTTACAGGTCTTATATCATTTAAATAAAATTTCCTAAAATACGATTCTTGTATAGAAGAAAGTAGCCGAATCGAAAACTACTTTCTTTTCCACCTATTTACGGATAAATCCTAGGTGAACGTTTTTATTAAAATCTGTTCCTCCATGTTCCCATTTCCAAACGGCCACATTATCGTGGCCTATATCCCAGTAGTCGTAGATATGCTGTAGCATACCCATCGCATCATACTGCATCCCTGGAGACACACAGAAAATTTCAAAACTGCGGAAACGGTCGCAGTCTATGAACATAATTTCAATACATCCCTCAAAAATTAGAGAAGTGTCTTGTAAAATTATCAGCCCACCGTCTGGCTGATAATAGTAATTCTCGGGAACATCGTCCCAAGATAAGTTAAACGGGTCATGTTGATTAACCGGTCTGTATGTGATCGGCTCTATCTCTTTCATACTGCAACTTATAGCTGCTAAAGAGAGAAATAATAAAATGAAATATCTCATTTTTCTTAGACCTATCTTTTGCTATGCACGGGTTAGGTTTCCCTTTTTTGTTTAAAAATAGCACCCTCTATTGGATTCGAACCAATGACCTACGGTTTAGAAGACCGTTGCTCTATCCACTGAGCTAAGAGGGTGTAATATCAGTCTTTTACATGCTTTGTTCTCCGTACTGATAAAAGAGAACTTTCAATTGAGGTATAACGCATGTCTGCTTCCTCAGAGACCTCTTCTATCCTCTAACGAAACCAGGAACGGATACAATCCATCCTTTCTCGTTTCTGATAGTTTCAGGATGTCCAGTAGCCGGAGCTACTAAATCCTTTCTATCAGAAGAAGATAGAACCATCGCTGATACGATGTACAAAGTGTCTTCCACAGGAGCTGGAACATTCTCCAACTCTCCGTATACAACACTACATACATCATTCTCAAACGAAGTAAAAGAAGTCCCCACTCTAGCTACAGAGCCAGATGGTTCGAATCTTCTACCATCGTTTAATACGATGGGGTGAGGTGTACAATTAATATATTTCATTTTTTGAAATATTTAATTGTTAAAAATACTCTACTTACTTAGGCGAGAGTTTTAGCCTACCTTACAACAATTTAAGACCATTTGGATTTAACTTCAGGTCACTCATTTCTGAGCTTGTTGCCAACCTCCCAATTAAGGGAGGAATTTATAAACATTTCTCTTTCTGTTGCAAGACTACACATACGCATACACGAGTGTCTTGACAACAGTTAAAGCCAAAGAGAGTGGCTCTCTCGGATTACAGGATAACCTAATACCCTGCTCTATAAACTACCCGCGATTTCGGGCTCCATATATGCCTCCGAAAGCATATACAGCGACTCTTCTTTATATAGTGTTCTAAGGAGAAAAAGAGTCGACTTCCTTCTTAGAACTTGGTCTATTTCTATAGCGCTGACCAGCGCTTACAAAATCATTTTCATGATTTTAGTATTTAGTGCTAGACAGTGTTACTTTTCAGTAACACCATCTAACACAGTTCCTGTGTTCTATCAAAGAACACTTCTCCCCGAAGAAACGGCGGAAGGCAGTTTATCTGCCTACTATTTATTTAACCCCATTACGGTACTAGACTCGAGCGGATATAGCTATCCTTGTCTGAATTACGACCGATCCACTGTGCTAGGTGGCACACTCACGTGGTTATTAGCGCGAGTGATTGAATCTTTCCACACTTCTGCGCACACTTCTGCAGAAGAGAGACCAGTAACCAACTGGTCTTGACAGTTTTCTTTTAATAGAGTTCTACTGTTATATGAACTCAAACTTGCCATTTACCCCTGACAAGACGCACGATTTATCGCCCTTTTTGGGGAGACAGTTATAAAGGTTATTCACCCTTATAACTGCCTTGGTAGTCTCCTATATAGCTGCTATCCCTACCTACTACCATCAGTAGGACACATAGCTATATAAGGTTGGAACCTATTCTGCGAATACTAAGACCGGAGTCTTTTCTTCTACATTTTCGGTTTCGTCATCTTCGAAATCGAAGACAGAAGCTCCTGCACACGTAGTGGTCAGGTTTTTACCGAAAATGTTCCACCCACCTAAGTGAGTGATAAGTTCCTCTTCCTCGGAATCTATCCATCTGTCTGATGCGAGAGCATCAAACTCTAGATAGATTCTTCCCTCGAATTTCCATTTCCCCCATTTGGGAGGAAATACTAGGTTCTCGTTCGTCGATATTTCTATCGACTCGAGGAAGAAGTTAATCTTCTGTTCTCTAGTCATTTATATGATTTAGAGATCAATAATGCCGGTACTTCAAGGAGACCGGTTTATCCTAATAGTCAGCCTACACAGTCGCTATCTCTATCTTACTATTATTGATAGAACACATAACTGTGTAGGGAAAGGGCCTCAAAGTTTTCCTAGAAAGATGTTCTTTCTAAGAGTTCTTTGAGTACGGCTTTTTGGACTATCTGCCACTGAATCTTTTTAATGTCAGCAGCAGGTCCTTCGCCGAACCCTTTTTCCAAGTCTTTGTTAAGACCGACTAAATAGTCAGTCAACTCAGACTTAGTAAGACTCTTCAAATACTCCATTTATGGATATTTTTAGAGTTAATAATACCTCTACTTACGTAGGTGAGAGGTTTAACCTTTTTTTGGTTAGTCTCTTTCTTCTATAGTGACAATCACTATAGCGAAAAAGAAACAAGCTCCCCCTACCATTACTGATAAGGAGAAATTCCCTAACAACAACCAAAAATCGTTGTTGTTAAAGTTTAACGCACCGTAATAATGGTGCAATGTTCCTGCAGTCCATGCAGGGATGACGATAGAAGCTATCATCAACAAAATAGCAGCTATTGCTGCTGTAGCAAATTTAAATTTTTTCATAATATATATTTTTTTGTATCTCCCATTACTTACGTAACAGGAGATGGTTTTTTGACTTTTAGCTACCATGCAGTCCATACACTCTCTTTTAGAGAGCTTTTATTCTGAGAGTTTAACGTCTTCTCCAGGTACTTTTTCGACGGAAACCAATGCTTTGGTTTCTAATTTTTTTGTAAACTAATGGCATTGGGATATATTTTTTCAACCAATGCTTTTTTAAATGTCGGAGACACACACCACACCTATTGGTGTGATGTGGTTTCCTGAGGGCTATACTATTTCAAATGTTTCGTACGTTACGCCTTTAGGTGATGTATACGGTTCGCCTTTAATGATGGTGCAAACAGCTGTATTACTTTCATTAAAGTTAATAGAGTCAATAGTAGCAAAAGGCTTACTACCATGAATTGATATTAAAGTTTTCCAATAATAACCCTCTGAATTGTAGTCGATAGTAGATAATTCCTCTATCGTTCCTACAAATTCGCCTTTTTCATTGAATAACTCTACATCCGTCTCAAAATCGGTCAATTCGGTAGGTTCACCTTTATAAGATAGACCTACTTTCATTTTTGCACCGTTTGTGAGGCATAAACGAACATCAATTCTTGTCACAGGAACATTAGGAACATTTAATATTATTTTGTTAGATTTTACTAATCTACCCAAAATTCTACTTTGTTGCCAATCTGTCTCATTTCCGTTTAAATTAATGTTGTTTTCTACTACATAATTTAACAAATTTGCGGGTTTAGCCCCTACTTGTGGATTTACCATGATTTTTGATTTTTTAAAGTTTACAAAAAAGTTAAATTTTGAGAAACCCACAGGGTTACCCAAAATTCGTTAGAATCACAAAGGGGTTAGTATTGGGGTAGCATCGACAAAAACACCCACCCTTGAAAAAATTTTTTCTAAAATTTTTTTTTCTGGGAACTTTTTTAATTTTTCTGTGTTAACCTAAAGTCAATAAGAATGAGTTACTCATATATACAGTAACTCACACCATGGATAAAGTACAAACATAATATTATGTAATTTAGGAAAACAGAAAAAATGAAATACTTATTGATTCAGATTAATGCCCCAGAAGCGAGTATATGGTCTGAAGTTTTAGATAGAAGTTTAGCTATATTCATCTCTATGGCTGTAATAGTTTTAATGGGATGGTTGTTTAAAGATTCTAGAAGATATTGGCAAGAAACTATTAAAGAAAAAGAAAACTCAATTCTAGAAAAGGACAAAAAACTTTACGAAGCCTTAAAAGAGAATTTAATAGTATACCAAAAGATATCTGCTAGCATAGAAAGAAATCTTACTTCAGGAAACAAAGAACAAAATGAAACTTTAAGATCTGAACTTAAAGAAATTAAAGAACATTTCGATAACAAAATGAATGAGATTAGAAATGAACTTAGAATTATTTCCGAAAAAATAATTAAATAATCGTAACTTTTTAACTGTTTCCCTCGTACCCTAAAATATATTTAAAATATAAGTTATGAAGAAAAGAGCGTTGGTTAGGCTTCTTCTTAGATTAAATTTTAACATCTTAAAAGAAAACTACTTTCTTATCTCTGCTAGTAAAAACTACAGAAATAACTTAGTATTTTTACTTTACATTAATATCGAAAAACAAAGATATAAAGTAATACTAAATGATGAGAGGCCTGAAGAGGATAAAATAGATTGTACAGATTGGCTTCCTATAGAGAGCGAAGCTGAATTAAAAAATTCTATAAAAGAATGGGAAAGCATATTCAGAAAGTTCAGAAAATAAAAGAGAGTGGAAGTGTAAACTATGAAGAAATACAGAATCTTATAGCTTCCCTCTCTCCTTTTAAAGTATTTAAAGATTTTGAAGTATACAAAGTATTAGAAGGTGATACGTTGTCTACATATTATATTAAAAAAGATTAAAATGAAATTATTAAAAAACTTTTTAGCAGCTATATTTGGGCTGTTAATTTTATTACCTATGTCAATAGTAGGAGTATTAGCTAACTTAGTGATCTCTATTAGAAATAAAAGACTAGGTAAAACTCCTAAGAAAGTAAGAGATGTAGTTAAATTTGGATTATTATCTGGATATGACTTCTTCTTGGGAATACTTTATAGTATTGGAATTTACTCTAGTGTTTTTCTAAATGTAACTTCTGGTCTCTTAGTTAGAGAACTATTCACTAATAAAATAGATAGCGATCATTTATTCGGTAAAGTAGGAATTACTACTTCTATGGCTCTTGGTAGAGCAAGATTAATGGGTGATCTTACCACTAAAGGAGATGATCTTCTTTGGGTTATTGAAAAGATTCTAATAGATGATAATCATTTTGAGGAGTCTTATTCTAAATATTTAGATAGTGGAAAAGTTAGTGGTTTTAAAGGATAAATTCGAATTTGCAGATAAGTTAATTAATATCTATAATACAGTAAATGAAGAAGAAATTACTAAAGCAGAATTAGCTGTATTATTAGATGAGCTATACGATAAGAAATCTAGGATAAACACAAAAACTAGAGAGAAAGCAATAGAGTCTGCAAAAGCAAAAGGAATATTTGAGATTAAGGAATCTTTTAGAAATCTGTTTGATAGAATAGAAAAAGGAGGATTTAATTACACTGTTAAGTTTAGACTAGACAATGATACAAAATAAAATAGAAAAACTACTTAGCGAAGATAAGAGTATTCAATATGTTCTATTGGATAGAGAATCCTTTCTTGATTTGAAAGAGAGCTTAGGAATTCCTATGTATAACCAATTAACTAAATACTTAGGAGTCTTTCTTTATAGTTTAGAAGTACCTTATTATTTATTGCAACCAGGTTATGAAGATATTACCGAAAGGAAGTAAATTAAAAGACTTGTCTCTCTTTGAGGAGATAGCAGAAGAGTTAAATATTGAAACTAAGGATGTAGAAAATATTATCAGCTCTCTTATAGATTGGACTCATAAGAATATGAGTAACTTAAAAGTACCATGTATAAGATGGCCTAAATTTATTACATTTGAAATGAGGCCTCACAAATTAAAAGATCCAGAGGCCAAAGAGTTATATAGAAAATATATAGAAAAAGATTATGGGAATTATCCGAGACGATATCTCAACGAGCGGGGACTTCAACTTTTTAGACCCCCAAAGCCAATTAAAAAAATCCGCACAAGACCGGGAAAAACAAAAAGCAGTTGAGAAGTATAATAAAGAGTTATCTATTATTGATCCTATTTTTGAGAAAAAGAAATTCGTAAATAGGAAGGTAATAGTAAGATTAAGAAAAGATGATTATATTACAAATGGAGCTGAATCTAGTTTACTATCTCACACAGAAGTAAAGAAGACAAATAGAATTATTCTAGAAACTCCTGGGGACAGAATGGTATCTATAGATACTCCTTTACCTTTTCTTCCTGAGGGGTATATTGTAGCTATGGATGAAAATCTAAAAGAAGGAAACCCTCATTTAGAAATAGGAGCTTATGTAGAGTTAGATGACTTTGATTTACAAAGTAGACTTTACTACCCAAATAAATTAAATTTTGACTATAAAGTCACATCAGAAGAATTATTGCAAGGAGAGAATCCTTATAAAAACTTTGAAGGTTATGTTAGCATTTCTCCGTCAATCATTGAAGCTATTGTGGAAGTACCTCAAGAATGCAGAGTTGAGGAATAAACTCACATTCAGAAATATAAACTCATATACTACAGCACACTTTATTAGAACTTGGTATATGAAAGATTTTTTATTCCCAGGATGGTTAGAAACACAAATTAATTACAGACTAAACTTTGTAAATCCTGAATGTGTTTTTAACGGGTCTTGTGTTCATTGTGGATGTGATGTACCAGATATGTTATTCGCAATAAAGCAATGCGAAGGAAAAGAGTATCCTAAATTATTTATACCATGGAACAAAAAGAACAAACAACTTTTAAAGACTTTGGAATCCAAAAATCAGGAACTTTACTCGAAGTTGAATTTACTACAGGAAGGAAAATAGAAAAAGCTGTACCTGATTGCGGATGTACTTCTGTTAAAGCAGGAGATAAAGAATTTAAAATTAAATATACAGTACCCTACTACAAACCTATCAAAGGGTTCCAAGAGATGTGGGTAAGAAGTAAGGGGGTTACAGTTTATTTTGATGACGGTACTAAACAACGGTACTCGTTTAGAGTAGAAATAGACAAAAATAATAATGAGTAAAAAAGAGTATTTAGAATTTACTGAAAATTTTTTTAAAGAATGTATTGATTTACAAGTTAAGAAAAATCATGATTATACATCTAATGATGACCCTTTCTCTAACTTTAAATCTATTGAAGTTTTAAGTATAAAACCAGAACACGGGTTTTTAACTAGAATGATGGATAAAATGAAAAGAGTTGCTTCTTTTGTAGAAAACGGAGAATTACTTATAAAAGAAGAAAGTGTAAAAGATAGCTTACAAGATTTAGCTAATTATGCTTGTCTCTTTTCAGGATATATCGAAAGTCTAAATAAAAAATAATTATGATAGCAGTAATACTTGATGGAGGTCATGGATTTGAAACTCCTGGTAAAAGAGCTAATGATGACTCTCTAAGAGAAAATGAATTTAACGATTCAGTAGTTAACAAATTAAGTTTGTTATTAGAAATGAATAGTATTCCTTATGCTATAGTTAGCAGTGAGTGGAGAGATATCTCTCTTCAGGAGAGAGTGGAAAGAGAAAAAGATTTTTATAGGAAATTCATAGAAAAAAATCTTAATCCTGTACTTATATCTGTTCATGCTAATGCAGCTGATGATACTAGAGCTAATGGCTATGAAACATTTATTGTTAATAACGCTAAAGAAACAACTAAAACATTAGGAGAGATAGTACATAAAAATGTATTTAAAGCTTACTCTAAGCATAGAAAAAATGCTAAAGATAGAGGGTTAAAAGAAGCTGGATTCTATATAATCAAAAATAGTAATTCACCTGCTGTTTTAATTGAATGTGGTTTTATGACTAACTTAGAAGACCTAGAAATACTTAAAAAAGATAGTTACAGAAATGATGTAGCTAAAAGTTTATACGAAGCAATCGTAGAAATGAAAACAAAACTATAAATGATATTTACAGTAAATAATGATACTCCCTCTATTACTCTAGAGGGGGTATATATTCCTGAGTTTACTAAAGTTTGGAAAGATTCGGAAAATCCACAAAATAAACTTGCCTTTATTTATCATTACTGTCAATCCCAACATAATCCTACCAACCCTTATTATAATCTTTCTCCTGAAGAAAGAATAAAAATACTAAGAAAAGACTATATAGAAGATGAAGAATGGGAATTAGAAAATGATCCTATAGTACAAGAAGCTATTGATAAATATAATACATTAATTCCTACTGCATCAAGTGCTATGTTAAAATCAGCAGAAATAACTGCTCATAGGTTAAGTGAATATTTCTCTTCAGTAGATTTCAATAAAACTAAAGTAGATAAAGAAGGTAATGAAATTGATTTTTATGATCCTAAAAAGATAGTAGATACTTTAAAGAATTTAAGTGGAGTTGTAAAAACTATACAAGAACTTAGATTACAAGTAGCTAAAGAATGGGAAGGTAATAAAGGTAGACTAAAAGGTACTCAAACCTTATCAATATTTGATGAATAATGTATACAGAATTTAACCCGAATCCTAAAGTAGCCAAACTTTGGTCAGATTACGAAAATAGCGTACCCTATGACAAAATAGACACAGAGTTTCATGGAGAATTAACTAGAACGTCTACAAGAAACCCTGTAAGAAATACAGAGTTTGCATTTTTATATTTTGAAGATTCGAGTGTTTTTTCTCCTGCAGCTGAGTACTTTAGAAAAAATAAAGTTTATACAAAAGCTTTACCAGGTACCAAAGATTATAAAAATTATTGGTACAGAGAAAGAGATAGATGTCTATTAGGATATGAACCTATTATAGATGGTAAACCTTGTGGGGTAAGAATTACTGGAGAACATTACTTTTATTTAAATTATTCTAGAATTGGTAGAGTAGTGTTCAATGAATTAACAGGAGAAGCTTCTGAAAGATTAGATTTCCCTATGTTTTGTAGCATGGATTATTACTGGTACAAAGTATTAGAGGAATGTGAAAATCCAAAAAATGTTTTAGATAAAGCTCATTTAATAGCTACTAAAGCTAGACGTAAAGGATTCTCTTTTAAGAATTCTTCTGGAGCAGTATGGAAATATACTTTCTTCCCAGAGTCAAAAATAGTTATAGCTTCTGAATACGGACAAAAAGCTAAGCAAACTTTTGATATGGCTTTAGATATAATAGATTTTCTAAATGAGCACACTGAGTTTCGTTCTCCTTGGACGCATAGAAAATCTGCTGCTACTAAATGTTATATTAGAGCAGGTATAGAAATAGAGAAAGGGGGAAGAAAATATGTAAAAGGTAAGAAGTCTAGTATACAGACAATTTCCTTACATAATAAACCGGATGCTGCAGCAGGTCTTGCTGCTACTAGAGTTATATTTGAAGAAGCAGGTCAAATTAAAAACTTAAAAGAAGCTTGGGCATATACTGAACCAACTTTAAGATCAGGTGCATACTTAAAAGGTATTGCTATTGTGTTTGGTACAGGAGGTGAAAACGATGGCGCAGCTAGGGATTTTTCAGATATGTTTTATGACCCTTCTAGATATAAATTTAAATCGTTTGACAACATCTACGAAGAAGCAGATAATAATAATAAATGTGGATGGTTTGTAGATGATATGTGGTTTAGAGAAGGAGCTGTAATTAAAATAGAAGATAAAGAATATAAAGCATTAGATAAAAATGGAAATGCTTGGAAATGGGTAGCTGAACTAGATCTCAACAAAGAAAGATCTGTAGCAAAAGGAGGAGGATCTTATGATACTTTTATAACACAGTACTGTAAAACTCCTACAGAAGCATTTATGTCATCTAAATCTTCTATATTTGATACTGCTGAAATATTTTCTAGACTACAAAGATTAAAGCTTCAAAAGAACAAAAGATTTTTAGGTACTCCTGGAAGTTTAGTTACTATAGAGGATGAAATAGTTTTTAAACCTTCAGATAAACTAAAGCCTATAGATCATTTTCCTTTAAAGTCTACTATGAAACATTTAGAAGGATGTGTAGTACAATATGAAATGCCACAGTTAATAAATAAAGAAGTGCCTAAAGGAGCATACCTTATTTCTATTGACCCTATTAAGATTGACTCTGAAACAGGAGAATCATTAATAGCTATATATTGCATGAAGACTAGAAAATATGCTCCTATTATAGGACATGATGAAATAGTAATGTCTTATATAGGAAGATCTAAATATGATCCTATAGACACGGCTAATGAGATACTATACAAAATGACATTATATTATAATGCTTTAGTGACTCATGAAAATGATGTTAATGCTTCCTCTGTTAGAAACTTTTTTATAGAGAAGAAGCAATTTCATAGATTACTTTCACCACCTTCTTCTATAGTAGAAAAACATATAAGTAACTCTAAAACAAATTCTAGAAAAACAGGCCACTCTATGGGAAGTGAAAAAATGAAACAAATAGCTGAACAGTATACTAAGAAGTGGTTAATGAGTATAAGATATACTGATCCCGAGACAGGAAAAGTAGAAAGAAATTTAGATAAAATATATGATATAGCTTTACTACAAGAATTAATGATGTACGATAGAAAAGGTAACTTCGATAGAGTCTCTGCTCTATTTGGGTTAGTAATACAACAAGAACAGTTAATGCATCAAGAAACTTTAGAAGAAGAATTTAAAAATGATGAATTACCTTCTAACTTTTTTGTAGAAAGATTTCATAGATTAAGACATAGAAGATTATGAGATATATAAGACCTATGCAGAGAATATCTGCAAGTAAAAAGAATAAAGAGTGGGAGAAGCAAAATGTTGATTATTGGTGTTCTCAGTCTTCTGAATATTTTACTAAAGAGTGGGATAGGATGAAAGAAAATTATCTACTCCATAATAATGTAATTGATCAACAAAGATTTGAAGCAATATGTGACCCTTTAGGTTTAGACGATAGATTAGAAATAGAATATGTACAACCTTTTAACAAGTTACCTAATAAAATTAATGTATTAATAGGAGAAGAACTAAAAAGACCTCTTCTTTATTCAGTAGTACAAACTAACCCTGAAGCAACTAATGATATACTTAGAGCTAGGGAGCATGAGTTAAAAGAATACATTAAAGAGTTTATCCAAAAAGAAAAAGAAAAACTATTAGCAGAACAAGCTAATGAAATGTCACCTATGCCCGCTCAACCTGGACAAAATCCGGGACAACCTCAACCAGGAATGCCAGGGATGCCTCCTCAAGGACCTCCTCAACCTGGGATGGGACAACAACCTCAACAGCCTCAAGAGCCTACCGAAGAAGAAAAATCTTTTGAGTCTATAGAGAAAAAATATAAAAATTACAAAACACAAAAAGAATCTTTACTTCAACAATTACTTAAATTCTTTTTAGATAGATCAGATTTTAGACATAAGAAGAATCAAGGTATGTATCATGCTTTAATAGCTGGATTGGAAGCAGTGCATATATATCTTCAAAAAGGAGAATTAAAAGTTGAAGTAGTTAATCCTTTAGGATTATTTTACCATAAAAGCCCTGAAGTACAATTTATCCAAGAAGGAGATGCTGTAGGATACGTTAGAGAGATGTCTCCTGGAGAAGTACTAGATAGATGGGGATCAGTACTAACAGATAGTGAACTTAAAACTTTGATTCCTTATGCAGGAAGAGTTAACGAGTTTGATAAAATGGCTTCTTCAAAAGGAAGATCAGTAAAACATTTTGAACATAGATCTAACAAAGGAAGATTATTATATGACTCTGATCCTGAGTTTTTAGGAAGTTACGGGCAATCTTCTATGGATAATGAGTATTTAAAAGTTCATACAGTCTATTGGAGATCTTTCAAAAAAGTAGGATTTTTAAAATTTGAAAATGAGTACGGAGATGAAGAATTAGTATTTGTAGATGAAAATTTTGAAATACCTAAATACGCAGAAAAAGTAGAATTCCAAAATAAATTCTTTGAAAAGAAATTTAAATACGAATGGGACGAATACTCTTTAGAGTGGGATTGGGTTCCTCAGATATGGGAAGGAACTAGAATCGAAGATTCTGTATATGTAAATGTAAGACCTCTTCCTTGGCAGAAAGTAAATATTAATGATCCTTATTATTCACCTTTACCAATATTTGGTGCTCCTTATAATAATAGAAATGCTCCTATTGTATCTCTCTTTGATAGAGGTAAGTATTGGCAGTATTTGTATTTCGCTATTATGCATAAATGGATCAAATTAATTATGCAGGATAAAGGTATTTTACATACTTTAAATACTGCTATGTTCGATAAAGATTTACCTATAGAAATGGCTTTAAAATATGCTATGGAAATAGGAGTTTTACCTTACAATCCTCAAGTAAGTTTTGATACTTTAGGAGGTCAACACAATACTCAAAAAGTAGTAGAAACCGCTAACTTATCAAATCCTAATGTAGAAAGATATACTAATATATTGGCCTTTGTAGATAACCAAATAGCAGAAGCTATGGGAGTATCTAAACAAAGAGAAGGGCAAATAGGGCAATACAGTACAGCTACAGATACTAGACAAGCTATTATTCAATCTAATCATATTACTGAGCCTGAATTTAAACTTCATAATGAGATATGGGAAAAAGTTGCAGTATATGTTACTAAAGTTTTACCTTTTATTACAGACAGTTCTAAAATTAGAACTATGCTTAATGATGCTCAAACAGCTATTTTAGATCTAGACTTAATTGATCCTACAGATGAGTTCGATTTAAAAGTAGAAGATTCTGCAAGATCTTATGAAAATCTAAATATTTTAAAACAACATGCACAAGCAATTATTCAAAATGATGAAAATGCTTTAGAATATTTAGTCTCTATTCTAGAATCCGAGTCTCTACCTGAGATAAAATTAGCAGTTAATAATATTAGAGTTGAATTAGAAAAGAGAATGGAAGCTCAAAGACAGCATGAGCAACAAATGCAACAACAGCAAATGGAAGCTCAGAAACAAATGATGCAAGAAGAAAAAGCTCATGAAATAGAATTAGCTAAGATTAAAGGTGAATACCAACTTAAAGCTAAAGAAATTGATGTCTTTAAATTCCAAGAAACTTTAGATGCAGATAACAATGGTATACCTGATCCTTTAGAGTTAGAAAAATTTAAAATGCAGTCCGGTGCCACTGACCATAAAAAAACTATGGATGAGAGAGGTATGGACTTAAAAGAAAAAGAATTGCAGCTAAAAGAAAAAGCTTTAGATAAAAAGCCTACTAAACAATGATTATAGATATAACGTCATTTGGCGAAGAGCCTTCCTTAGATCAGCCTAATGAAGGAGGGGTAATTGATATTACTCCAGAGGGATTTAATTCCCCAAAAGAACCAGAAATTATAGATATTACTCCTGAAGAAGATTCAGAAGAAACTGATGATGAAGAAGTAGACATCGAAGAAGATGAAGAACAGGATCAAGAAAATGAATCCGATGAGTCGGATGATGATGACGAGGAAGATGAAGATGAATACTCAGAGGCTCGTCAATATTTTGAGCAAGCGACTACTTTAAACATCTTACAGACTCCTGAAGATTTTGAATGGGACGAAAATGATCCTTTAGGGTCAATAGAAAAAGCAACTGAGTATACTAATCAAGTTCTACTACAGAAAGTAGAAGAAAATTTCTATTCTCAGTTTAAAGATCCGTTACTACAACAAATAGTAGATACTGCTATAAAAGGTGGAAGTTTTTTAGATGTTACTGAATTAGTTAACAAAACTAATGATGTTAGTCTATATGAGAATATGGACATTACAGATGAAGATGATGCTTCTAAATTATATGAAGAGTATTTAAAAGAAACTACTAAATTTAAGAGTTCTAAAATAAATAGACTTATAGACATAGCTAAAGAAGATGACGAATTAGTAGATTTAGCAGCTGAAGCTAAAGAATATTTTATAGAAAAGAATTTTCAAAAGATTAAACAGCAAGTAGAACAGGCTGAACAAATGAAAAAACAACAAGAACAGCAAGCTAAACAGTACTGGACTGGTTTTAATCAGACTTTAGAAAGTTCTAACTTAAATACCTCTTTAAAAGAAAGAGTTATGGATTCTTTTTCTTTAGTAGAAAATAACGGACAAAAAACTTTAAAATACCAAGATACTTTTAACAGGGTTTCACAAAACCCACAACATTTTATAGATTTATTAGTTTTTTTAAATTCTTATGATCCTGAGCAAGGATTTAACTTTGAAAGAGAAGTTAAAAAAGTAGCTACTAAACAAGCTAATTCTTTTAAAGAAAGACTAGAAAAAGCTATTACAACAAAAACTTCTGCAGGAAAATCTACTACTAAAAACAAAAGTAAGATTGTTCCTAAGAAGAGTGACTATCAAAAAAATATTCGTAGATATTAATTTAATTAAAAATGAATTACAGAACAAGTTTATTGTATAACGCCACTCAGGTAACTGAAGGATTAGGCGGAAACTCTTGGGATAGCAAACACATTATCTCAACTTACGGTGCGGATAAACCGCATGACATTGACGCAGGTATGGAACTTGCTCAGATTTTCTCTGCTTCTGACCGTTATAACGGAAAAAGCCTTATTGGTATGACTGAAGCTAAAGGAAAGAAAATCTATTTAAGTGCTAATACTTATAAGTGGAAACTAGCTAACCACAGAAGAATTCGTTTCTCTGTTGTAGAAAAAGTAGAAACAGCTTTACGTCCAGGTATCAACAACACTACTTTCAAAATCGTTTTAGATAAAGATTGGGTTAGAGAGCCAGATGTAATTTTAGGTGAAAACAATAAGTTTCCTTTAGAGATCGTAGGAGAACCTATTCAAAGACAATTAGGTTACGAATACACAGTACGTTTACAAGATGATAATCCAGATGCTTACTTCCCAGCTCAATTGCTAGAAGTAGGAAAAGAATTCTGGAAAGTTAGTACATCTGTAGTAGATGAAGCTAACGATCGTTTTGGTACTTTACAGTTTAGCTCTGTTTTCGAATTAAGAGGACAAACTGGTAACGTAGCAGAAAAAATCGAATTTACTGACAAAGCTTTACGTGTTGACATCAACCGTAGAAACGGTAAAGAGACTGAGTACTGGAGAATTCCTTTTACTGATGAAAACGGTAAAAAATATGAAAAGTTCATGACTATGGCAGAAGCTGAAATGATGAACCAAATTATGGAAGACATCGAGTGGGGAATGGTATATGGCCGTAAATCAACTCGCAAAGGACCTAACGGTTATTTGAAACGTACTCCAGCTGGTTTACGTCAGCAATTAGAAGATGCTAACTATTTAACACACAACGGTAACTTAACTTTATCTAAATTAGATGATTGGTTGTCTTCTATCTATTATGGACGCAAAGATGCTACTCCAGAATCTCGTAGCGTAATCATCCGTACAGGTGAAATGGGAGCTAAAATGTTTGACCAAATGGTTAAATCTGAAGCTAGTACATTTACTACTGTAGACTCTACTTACATCCGTAGTGGTAACGGTTTCCGTAACTTGTCTTTCGGTGCTGTATTTACTCACTATGTAGGTGTTAACGGATTAGATGTAACTATCGTATTAGATCCTGCATTCGATAATTTCGATTATTCTCACCCACATCCATTGTACCCAGATAAAACTATCGACTCATGGAGAATGGAAGTTTTAGACTTTGGTAAGTCAGGAGCTGGTTCTTCTACAATGGGAGAAGATAACATTTCTATGTTATGTGAATCTAATGCAGATTATTACTATACTACATTCGGTAAGCACAATCCTAAAACAGGAATGCCTATTAATGATGGTTCTAATGGTATGGCAGGTGGAGTATCTGGTTATACTACTATGATTGAAAAGTCTTATGGATTACTTATTCGTGATATCAGCCGTTGCGGTGTAATCGAACTGAACTTAGATTATTAATACCAAACTAGTAAATGAAATTTATAGTTTATCCAAACCCTAAACGTCGTACCGTTCATAGGTACGACAGGGTTTTAAGAGTAGATGCTACTGGACGAGAGCAGTCTTCTACATCAGAAAATAACTTAACGAGAGCTCCTTACACTAAATACACATTTATGGTAGGAATCTCAACTTCAAAAAACGGTAAATTAAAAACCGGTTTAAACGAAATTGTTCCAAATCCTTTTAAGAATCACGTCTTTACTAATACCGAATGGAGAGAAAGATTACACGGATTAGAAGAGGCTAAATTACAGCATATATTAGAGTACAAACACGGAGTACCTTTTAACTATTATACAGATATGCCTGTAAGAGAAAGATTTGGAAAAGTGGATGAAAGCAGAATTCCTTTCTTCCAAACAGCAGAAGCAGCATGGGAATTAAATGATGGTGCTAATATATTTGACACAGAAAAACCTAAAGATGAATTAGCTTATTATGCTTTTAGAGCTTCTAAAATGGTAGCTAACTCTTTCTTAGAGTTAAATGTAGACACTAACTTTTATATCGCTAAAGAATCAGAAGAAGATAGTAGAGTAGCAAATCAATCTAAAAACAAAGATAGAGCTATTGCTAAACTTACTATTATCGAAGAGAGAGATGATGATACTTTAGTTAAATTTGTAAAAGCATTAAACATTCCTGCAAGAAATATTAATAAATCTCAAGCTTATAATTTAATTAGAGATTATTTAGATAAAACAAATGATAATATTAAATCATTTAATTATGTTTATAAGTTATGGGACGATACAAATACTAGAGCTAGATTTAATGCTTTAGTCTTATTTAAAGATTATTCTGATTATAGAATTATTACTAACTCAGGAGGTACAAAATATACTTGGGTACCGCCAAGAGAAGATTCAGGTAGACAACCTGATCCAGTAAGCTGGAATAATAAAGATCAGTTGATCGAATTTTTATTAGATGAAAATAATGATTGGGCTCTAGAAGAAATGGAATTACAGTATAAATTTAAAAATAGATTGTAATCATGATCCCAGTACAAAAATTACACCATGAATTAAAGCTATCTATAGATAAAGTAGATAGCTTAAATTCTCCTAACTTCCTTCCTAATGAAATTGATGCTCTTCTTTGGAGAGGTATTAAGAAATGGTTTTTAGACACTGTTAAGTTTAATGAATCTCATACAGAGATTACTAATAAATTGACTCCTTTTAGGGTATTAAAAGAAGTAGTTTCTTTTACTAATAATAATGGAGTCTACGAAGTAGATTTAGCAAGTTTAAATAACTCTTTTCATACTGTCACTAAATTAGAAGTAACTATCTCTAAGAACGGATGTGAAAAAAATTGTACATCTTATCATATGAAAGATAATGATTTAGATACTACGTACAATGACCCTTCTTATGACTGGTGCAGAGTCCCTTACAAAGTAGCCTCAGGATCTAAACCAGAATATCTATATCTCTATACAGACAATGAATTTGAAATAACAGAAGTAAGATTGTCGTATTTAAAATTACCTGTCGAACCTTTCTTTGGAGGGTATGATTCTTTAAATGGAATTTATACAGCTAACTCCCCTGCCTCAGTAGATTCAGATATAGATGATATGTATTTAAATGAAATTATTACTTACACATTACAAGAAATTAGAATATAATGAACACATTAACACAAAAACCAAAAGTGGACACTATTTTAGTAGCTAAAACAGGTACATCTCTTTTAGCTCAAGGTACTAACTTCACTAACGCTGCTACAGGAAAAACTAATCTAGCAGCAGGACAATTAGGTATTTTCAACGCAGACACAAATGAAGCTATAGCTACTACTGCAACTGTTGCAAATACTCCTAACATTTTTATCGCTCAAGGACGCGACATGTCACAAGATAAATCACCTTTACCAAAAAGACCTGTAGAAAAGACTACAGTTATTTCTCCTATCCATGGTGTAGAATTTGGTGGTGATGTTTGTGCAGTTCCTTTAAACTCTACTCACCTTATTGGTGCTGATCACGCTGCTACTTCTGGTAAAGTAAATGTAGTAGATGAAGAATTATACAAAATAATCGTAGGATTCAGAGGACGTAGAAGCAGAATGATTAACGGTATCAAACTTTCTACTTTAGAAGGTACTTTCACTACTCCTGATTATAGTGTATTAGGTCTAGGTACTGATGATGCTCGTGATCACTTGTTACAGAACTTAGGTTACAACTTATTAGTACAAAACTCTAGCCAATTCAACATTATGGATAAAAATCCTTTAGTTGTATTTGCTTTAGATTCTGATAACGTAGGATCTTCTTCTGTGACTGTTTCTACTTTAACTACTCCTGGTACTACTGTAGTAATCGGTTATACTAAAGTAGGAAGTGTATTGTCTTTAGAAATTACTGACTCTATGGCTGCTACATTTGCAGGAATGATCGCTAACGGTGATTTAGTAGGAACAGAAGGAGTTATTCCTTTCTCTTTAAATGCAACAGCAGTAGCTGCTGGTGGTTTAGGTGTAGCTGGTGACGGTACTTCAAATGTAGATCGTTTAGTAGTTATGGCTAACGACGCTAAAGAAGCATTTAGAGATAGCGTACCTCAAGTAAAAGAAAACATTAATGTAACTATTCCAGAAGGATTTGACGTATCAGTTTATAGCAATAAAGTAGCTGGTGGATTTGAAGGAAAAGGTACATCTCGCCAATGGCAATTATTCTACGAAAGAGGAGCAGCTTTCAAATTCGATTCTACTTTAGAACGTTTTGATGGAAGATGGATTGGTTATGCAAGTGATATCCAGCCAGATACTTACTATACTGCTTATATCGTTTCTTACAATACTCCTAACTATGTTAGCAACGGTACTTTATCTTATGCTCCAGAAAGAGCTATTCTTTTAGTACCTTGTTGTGATGAAGCTTTGAAAAATAGCATTGAGACTTACTTAAATGGTTATTTAGGAAGTTCTGCTAATACTAGATTTACAGGTTCTTTGAACAGTGCAGGTAGAGTAGAAGTAGAAGATTGTCCTTTATAAGATATAACTAATCTCCTATTCTTTTAATTAAGTTTAGGAGATTTTTTTTTAATATTAAGAAATAAAAAATAAAATGAGTAAATATAAATTATATGGGGCCAAGATCAAAAAAGATAAAATTGATTCCACAGGAACAACTGATCAGGGCCAAAACATAGAACCTATCATCAAAGAAATGGTAGATTCTAACTTATCTACTGTACCAGGAGTAGATATCTCTAATTTACAAGGTGTAGATGTTACAGGAGCAAGTAATGGAGATGTATTAGCTTATGATCAAGCTTCTGGAGAATGGAGACCAGAAACAGTTTCAGGTGCTAATATTACAGAAGGTACTCTTAATACTGCTACTACAAATAGAGTAGTGAATTTAGGAGGAAATAATTTAACTGTTACAAATGGTTCTCATACATTTGTTTCTACTAATTTTCGTGTAAACTCTGCTCAATCTTTTTTAGTAGGTCCTGACAACCAAATTTATACAGATAATGGAAGCGGTTATTTTAGTAGAGTAATGACAACTGCTAATTATGTTCAATTAGCTAATAACTCTTCCGCAGGATTTAGTGCTATTACAGTAGATAATGCTAACACTATTACTATTAAATCTGATGCAGGTTTGTATAAGTTAGGTAACAACGCTACTAGCACACCTAAATCTTATAATACTTTAACTACTACACCTAGTAATTTATGTATTAATGGAGTAACAGGAGAAGTTTTTAAAAATGATACAGCTTTACAATTTTTAAGCTCTACTCAAATTAATGCTACAGATGTAAATAACCCTACTGAAACAGAAGTATTAGCTTTTTTACAAAGTTTAACTACAAGTATTAGATCTGCAAACTTAAATAGATTTTTCTATTACACAGGAACAACATCTGATGCAGATACAGCTACACATTATTACTATTTAACAGGTGATGAAAAATTAGTAGTTTTAAATAACTCGGGTAAAACATTTGTAGTTTCAAACACTGTTTTAAATAGTCCATATTCTTTAAGTCCAACTAGATCTGAAATAGAATCATATCTTAATGGTTTACCAGGAGGAATATCTTCATTTAGAGACACATTTATTCTTTATAAATATACTCCAACTAGTACTTTTATAGTAAAAACTTTTTACATAACTTCTACTGATGAAGTAGCAGAACTTTACGAAATGTATCCTTATGAAAATGTTACATTTAATACTCCTATTGCTAGCATAGATTCTTCTTTTGCAGGTAAAACAATAGGATCAATAGCTGTACCTTATCATTTGTATGTTAATGGAGATCGTCAAATTAGAAATGTATCATTTAGATGTGTTAAAGATACTTCATCTCCAGCAGGAACTAATGTAGCTTCTATTGCTATAAAAGATGAAGGAGGTAATACTGTGCTTACATTTAGTATAGACTCTTATTATGGAGGAAGTGGAATGTCTATGGGAGGAACTTATATTAGTACTTCTACAAATGGAAGTTTGTTTTTAGAAGCAACTTCTGTTACAGGGAATATTGACTTTTTGTCAGTTACTATGAGAGTAGGTGCTTAATACAATTTTATTATAAATACTTAACCACGTTTATTAAATTAAGCGTGGTTATTTTAAATATATAAACATGAAACAAATTGTTAGACTAGATTTAGATTACAAAAGAACAGCAGAAGAACCTGCTCAGTATGAACTTTACCAAGATCTTCAAAATCCTAAATCTATTTTATTAGTAAAGTTTAATACAGTTGGTGCTTCTACTGTAGAAACTTACTACATCAAAAGAGTGCAAAACTCTGCAGAATTAGATGCTTTATGGGCAGATAGAGCTAATTTAACGTATAAGAATTTAATTGATATTTTATCAGAAAACTAATAACAAATGAAAAACTATCCAAATATTAGAAGCATTAAAATTAAAAAAGAAGTAGATCTGAGTAACCCTACTCAGCATTTGTCTGGTATTTCTGATGAATATTGGATAGATATAACAGATGGCTATATAGGAGAACAGTACGATAAATCTATTTATGAATTTAATGGTACTAATAGTTATATTGATACTAATCAAATTGCTGTTTCTTTAGTAGGAGAAGTATCTGTTTTTGCTAAAGTGCAAAACTCGGGTTGCTTAATATCAAATAGAACTTCTGGTAATAATTATTTTGAAGTAGATTTAGGAAGTGTAGGTTCTTCTTTAGTAGAAGTTCATCTAAAAGAATCTCCAAACAACTATACTTTAAATAGTCAGTTTATTAATGATGGCGAATGGCATCATATTTCTGTAGAATATACTGGTACAGAGTTATCCATCTATGTAGATTATGTACTTGATTCTACTATTTCTGGATTAACTAATATTACTTCTAATTCTAATAATGTTTTAATAGGTACTAATAATAATAACGGTCACGTATTAGAAGGTTATTTATCAGATTTTGAATGGAAAGATGATCAAGGAAATACTCTTATCCATTATAAAATGGAAGAAAGACAAGGTACTATATCTTATGACGCAAGTGGATTAGAGAATCATGGTACATTACACAATATACTTCACACTGAAGTAAGAGAACCTGTCTTATACAATTATACTAATGAGGAGGGGTATAATATAGACAATGGAACTATTATCCCTAAAGTAGAGGGAATGGTTAAAGTAGAAGATTATCCTTGGAACTGGATAACTCAAAATAAATATTTATTATATAAAGGAAATTATTTTAGACCATCTAATGATGGTACTATGCTACAAGGTGATCAAAGTGATTATGATGCAGTTACAACTA